TTTAAATGGAAACACAACAGCCTACTCAGCAACCAATGAAGTAGGTAATTCAGGAACATATGCAGCAGGTGGTGCAACCTTAACAGGCGCTACTGTTGGATTGACAGCAACTAGCGTTACAGCATCAACAGCATTCGTTGATTTTGCAAACGCAAGTTTCACATCAGCAACAATTTCTGCACAAGCAGCTTTGATTTATAATAGATCATCAAGTGCTACTAATGCAGCTATCGCAGTTCTTGATTTTGGAAGTGTAAAGACATCAACAAACGGTACATTCACAATCGCATTCCCAACTAACGATAAAGACAGTGCTATATTAAGACTATCTTAATATAAGGAGTCATTACCATGGCAGATGCTTGGAATGAGGGCACGTGGGGACAAGGCTTTTGGGGCCAACAAAGTTCGATCACAGTATCTGTTACTGGGTTATCGACTACAGCAGCTATTGGCACTGAAACTGTTGAAGCTGACTGTTTAGTCACACTTGATTCATTACAAGTATCTTCTGCTTTAGGCACAGCAGTAGCTGAACAAGAATCTATCTTTTCTGTAACAGGTGTTACATCACAATTTAATTTAGGCACTGTTAGCGTTGAAGAAGGAGCAGGAGTTACTCTTGCGAGTTTAACGACGTCATTTGCTACAGGCACTGAAACTGCATCAGGAACAGTTGATGCAGGTTGGGGAAGATCTACATGGGGATCTTTTGCTTGGAATGAAAACATAACACAAGAGGTTAGCGTCACAGGAGTGACTATGGCCACAACTTTGGGCACTACAACCCAAGAGGTTGGAACAGGTGTTATAGTTTCAGTAACTGGTCTTGGTATGACCGGTACATTAGGCACGACATCACAAACAGGAACGGCAGTAGAAACTTTAGATAGTCTTTCAGTTGGTGTTGCACTTTCAGGAGCGACGGTGTCAGGTGAGGGTAGTGTCGCTATAATAGCGCCTTCTGATCAATTAGATTTTGCTATAGGAACTCCTGTCATTGATATCTTTACACAGGTAGATCCTACAGCGGTCACCATGACTTCTGCCCTTGGAACTGCTGTAGCAGAGGCCGATGCCTTAGTTACTCTTGGTAGCTTATCATCATCGTTTGCCACAGGAACAGAAACAGTTGAAGTAGGAACTGGTGTAATTGTGAGTGTTTCTACTGTAGCGATGAGTTTTGCGACAGGTACAGAAACAGTAGAAGCTAGTTCATTAGTTAATGTAACAGGGCTTGATTTAAGCATAGTGACAGGTAATCCTTTCTCTACACCGTGGGCAAAAGTGGTAACAGGAGCAAGTAATACTTGGACAGAGGTCGATGCAGCATAATAGTATTGATAGATTTAGAAAAAAAAATATAATTGGAATTTAAATGAGCACTTATTCAGACAGATTAAAATTAGAATTAATGGCCACAGGGGCAAACGCCAATACATGGGGAAATAATACAAATACAAATTTACAAACAGTTGATGCCTTTGGTGCGGGTTATCTTGCAAAGTCCGTGGCAGGTTCCGCTGATGTAACCTTGACTACTGGTAATTCAGATCCTACCGCAGAGGCTGCAAAAAAAGTAATTGAATTTACAGGAGCCCTTACAGGTGACATAAAGGTTTTTATTCCTGCTGTTGAAAATAATTATATCTTTTTTAACAATACAACAGGATCTCATACCTTAACCGTGGCGCCTACGGGTCATGCAGCAAACGGTGTTGAAATTACTCAAGGTGCGCATACTATTCAATATTGCACAGGTGATACGGTCGTAGATCTTTTCGCTGCATCTCTTGGAGCCGTAAGTGTAAAAGGTCTTACTAATGTTGCTGCTTCTACTGTGCAAGTTAAAGCAAACGGTCAGCTTTCAGCTACTTCTTTCACAGGAAGTGGATCAGGTTTAAGTGGTGTAACTACTATTGATGCAGGAACACAAATGGTTTTTCTTCAAGCTTCTGCTCCAACCGGTTGGACACAGAATACTGCTGCTGCATTAGCTAATTCTACTTTAAGAGTTATTACATCAGGCACCGCAGGAACAGGAGGATCCACTACTTTTCAAGATGTATTTGCAACTAAAAGCACCTCAGGAGCAGGAGCCGCAGATGTTTCCTCTTTAGGTGTTAGTGCAGGTGCTATCGGAGACACAACAATATCTACCCCTACCATACCATCGCATTTACATCTCGGTGTGAGATCGGACGGTAGTAGCACAAGAACTGAACCTGGTTCTGGAAGACAATCTATTCAAATGAGTCAATCTGCATCTACTTCTGCATCAGGTGGAGGAGGTGCACATAGTCACCCAATATCTGGAACTGCCTCTGTATCAGGAAACATTGGTGCTCCTGCGATTGAATTAGCAGTTCCTAACATGGACATCAAGCACTCTAATGTTATAGTGTGCAGTAAGGATTCATAATGGCAAGCACATACTCAGATAGTTTAAAACTGGAACTCATGGCAACAGGTGCTAACGCTAACACTTGGGGAAATAATACTAACGAAAATCTTAAAACAATTGATGCTTTTAATGCGGGGTATTTATCTAAATCTGTTGCAGGTTCAGCAGACATAACTTTGAGTTCAAATAATGCAGATCCCACAGCAGAATCTTCTAACAAGGTTATTGAATTTACTGGAGCACTTACGGGTGATATAAAGGTTTTCATACCTGCTGTAGAGAATAATTACATTTTTTTCAATAATACCTCAGGATCTCACACTCTAAGTATAGCTCCAACAGGTCATTCTGGTAATGCTGTAGCAATCACACAAGGTGCACATACAATTATGTATAACAATGCAGATAATAAAATAGTGGATTTATTTGCAAATTCATTTGGTAATTTATCTGCTAAAACACAAATAAAAATTGGAGATAATATTAAGCTTAACGCAAATGGTGTAGTTCAAGCCACAGCTTTAGTAGGTAATGGTGGAGGTCTTTCTGGCGTTGAGGAGTTTGCTAGTGGTACAGAAGCATTGTTTGTTCAAACATCTTCTCCTACAGGTTTTACAACAAACACTAATGCAACCTTATCTGAATGTTGTTTACAAGTTGTCAATGGAACAGGAAAAGGAACTGGTGGTGCTGATGCTTTTTCTAGCGTTTTTGGTGGCACAAAAAATGCAACCGCAACTGATGTTCCTATAGACATATCAAGTTTATCATTGGGAGGAACTTTTTCAGTAGGTGCAACCACCCTCTCGACACCAACTATTCCTTCACACACACATAACGCACGTCAAGGTGGATCAGGAAATTTACGAACTAGAGGTCACAATATTGGTAGCCAAAATACATATGATGGTAGACCACCCACACCACAAAATTCAGGTAACACGGGAGGTGGTGGAAGTCACACTCACCCAATTGGAACTTTTAATTTAACAGGCACATGCACTTCACCATTATCGGTATCTGTGCCAAATATGGATTTAAAATTTGTAGACAGTATTATATCAATAAAGGATTAAAAAATGGCAAGTACATATTCAGATAGTTATAAATTAGAACTTCAAGCAACAGGAGCCAATGCAAATACCTGGGGTAACAATACTAACAATAACTTAGAAGTAATTGATAAATTTTCCGCAGGATATATTTCGAAGTCTGTTGCAGGTTCGGCAGATGTTACACTCACAACTGGTAACGCAGATCCTAGTGCAGAATCTGCCAATAAAGTTATAGAGCTAACAGGAGCTTTAACTGGTGACATAAAAGTTTTTATACCGGCAGTAGAAAATTATTATATTGTTTTTAACAATACTACGGGTTCTCATACTTTAGAAGTTTCAGTGACTGGACATTCATCAAATACTGTGCCAGTAACACAGGGTTCTCACACAATTATATATTGTAAAGACGGAGATGATGTGGTTGATTTATTTGCTAATTCATTAGGAACTTTAAGCATAAAAGAATCACTTTCTGCTCATAGCACTGTTATGACCGCAGCGAATGGTACAATTAATGCAACTGCATATTCAGGTGATGGTTCAGCATTAACAGGGGTTTCAAGTATCCCTGCTGGTACACAAGCATTATTTTTTCAAGCTTCCGCTCCAAGTGGTTGGACTCAGAATACTGACGCTTCAATCAATACCACTACTATGAGAGTAGTTACTGGAACAGGGGGAGGAGTTGGTGGTAATGATGCTTTTGGTACGACTTTTACAGGCACAAAGAACACTGCACCAGGATCAATAACTTTTAATGATTTAAGTTCATCTTCAGTTCCATCAAATTTTACAGTGGGTTCAACAACTTTATCTACTCCCACTATAGCATCTCATACTCACGGTTGGCCTGTCGCTCTTGTAAATAATAGATCAGGTGGTAGTGCAAATGTTCCTAACGCACCTGAACCTGCTCTTAATAACACAGGTGGTGGCGGTGGTCATACTCACCCTCTTTCAGGATCATTAACTCTGGGAGGATCAGGTAGTGCTACTACAGCTTTATCAGTGCCTAATATGAACATGAAATTTGCAAATGTTATTGCTTGTGCTAAGGATTAGTTGTAAGTTATCTTAACAAATGCCAATATTTGATCCTGATGGAAAGTGTCCTCTATTAAACAAAAAATGCATTAAACATCAATGTATTTGGTACAATATGCTTCAGGGTAAACATCCTCAATCAGGTGCTAATGTTCAAGAGTGGGGTTGCTCAATAGCTTGGATTCCCTTACTTTTGGTTGAAAACACTGGAAAACAAGTGCAAACAAATGCCTCTGTTGAGTCTTTTAGAAATGAAATGGTAAAAGCTAATATGGTTACATTAGCATTAGTTAATGAACAGGGTAAAAAACAGAAAGAAGATCCTACAAAACAAGTAGGAAGTATTTGGGGAAATATATCTGAGAGTCAACAAGCTTTACAAAATGGTGAAGATCCCACTGAAGATATTAATTTGCTTATAAATAAAAAAACTGCTATAAAGAAGGGAACTAAAGGTAAAAAGAATGGCAATAACAATAAACGACGTAACAATAAATAATCAATTAACCATTATTAATGATGCGGCAGTAAATGCATCTAATGCTAATAATGGTCCAAAAGCTTATTCTGGCAATACAGAAGCGGATATAACCATTGATGGAGTATCTTACCTCAATATAGAGGCACATGATACAATTCCAAGTAATGTTCATGCTTTACAATATACTCCTGCAACGAGTTCTGGTCACATAGAATTTGATGGGACTGTTGATAACCAAGCCATTGACGAGGCAGGTATACCTGATTGGGCAAAGACAATGGTAAAAAGATGGAATGGTGAAAAAACCTATTGGGATACTTACAATACATCTTACAACAACGCTGTAAATGCTTTAGATCCAGAATCAGCTAGTTATGAAGCTGATGTTGAAGCAGCTCATACAGCAGCCGTATCAGAAGCGACAACTGCAAAAAACAACGTCTTAGGTGCTTAATCTTAAAAAAGACGTATTAGAATACTCTCTTCATATTAAAGAGTGTCTATCTTTACCATTAATCAATTTAATTGATAGGGTTCTCTATACTGATAGATCAACATGGAATGATGGAAAAATAGCCACTGGTGTAGATGTATCTGTTAGATCTGTTGAAACTTTTGGATTTGATGAAGAAAAAATTGGTAACTCAGTATCTAAAAGAATTATTTACAATGATCTTATGAAGTTTACCTCTTACATTGAAAATATCTATCGTGAAAAAGTATCTGAATTTTATTTTTCTACAACATCAAACTTTGAGTTTTTATTTTATGAAAAAAATAAAGGTGGTCACTATAATTATCATACTGATTATTATAATGAAGCACCAAGAAATTTAACCATACTTTGCGGATTAAATTCTAAAAAAGAATATGAAGGCGGAGAACTATTAGTGCAAAATCAAGAAGAGGGTATAAGATTAGATAAGGGTGATGTAATATGTTTTCCCTCTAATTTTATGTTTCCACACAAAGTTTCAAAAGTTACATCTGGTCAAAGAAAGGTTCTTGTTATATGGACCCAGTAGAATTTTTTAAAAAAAATAGTTATGTTTATATACCAGGTTTAGTAAGTCCTGAACTTACTAATTTTATATATAATTATCTAATATTAAAATCTTGTACTAATAGAGATTTTTCAGATGGTGAAAATAATTCCTTCCAATACATTAGACATTGTTATGCAGATTTAAATACTGAAACACTGTCCTCTATTTTACTAGATAAGATAAGCAATGTTGTACAAAAAAAATTATGCCCAACTTATACTTACTCAAGAGTTTATACTCATGGTGAAATATTAAAACCCCACACTGATAGAGAGTCTTGTGAGTATTCAATAACTGTAAATTTTGGTGGCGACGCTTGGTCAATTTATATGGGTGAAGCAAATAAAGATAGAGATCTTGATAATGGTTTTAACATAAAAGGTGAGGTAACACTTAAACCAGGTGATGGTGTAATTTATATGGGAGAAAAATTGGTTCATTGGAGAAATCAACTTAAAGGGGATCATTGTGCACAAGCTTTTCTACACTACATAGATATGGAAGGTCCACACTATCCAGAGTGGGCTTACGATAAACGTTATAATATAGGATATCAAAAAATTGCTAAAACCTGAGGAATTAAAAAACAAAGATTTTAAAATATTTTTAGGGATGCCAATGTATGGTGGATTACTTACAGAGTCTACTTTACATGGTCTATTAGAAATTCAAACATGGTCACAGTCCGCAAATGTGGGTCTTAGAATACAAACCATGGGTAATGAAAGTTTAATTACTAGAGCAAGAAATACTATTGTTTCTATGATGATGGATCAAACAGACTTTATAGCAACTCACCTTTTATTTATTGATGCAGACATAGGATTTACTTGGCAAAATATCGAAAGACTATTATGTGCTGACAAGGATATAGTTTGTGGTATTTATCCTAGAAAACACATTTATCTAGAAAAAATGAAGAAGATATTAGAACAAAATCCTAATGCACAACCAGATGAGTTGGAGGCAAAAGCTCTAGGTTATAATGTTAATTTTGACAATCCTCAAATGTTACAAGGAGAAAATGGTTTCTTTAGAGTAAATGAAGCAGCGACTGGAATGATGCTAGTAAAGAGAGAAGTGTTTAGAAAAATGTTCAAACATTTTCCCGAAAGGAAATATGAATCAGATCAAATAGTAAATGGTAAAAATTATAAATCCGACAATTGTTATGATTTATTTGCAGTTGGTCCTTACGAAACCAAAACGGTAGAGGGCTTACCACAAAAAAGATATTTATCAGAGGACTATTATTTTTCAAGATTATGGCAAGAATGTGGAGGAGAAATATGGGCTGATTTAGCCATGCCTTTAACACATTTTGGTAATAGAGCATTTAAGGGTCATGTAGGAACTCTGGTTGCTAAAAAAGAGTAATTTATATATATTGGCACAATGCCCTTAGTTAATTTTAGACCAGCACCAGGTATTAATAAAGAAGTTACCGACTACACAGGCGAAGGCAAGTGGACAGACGGTGATAATGTACGTTTCTTTCAAGGATTACCTCAAAAAATAAAAGGTTGGGAAAAGTTCATACCAACTACTTTGGTGGGTGTAGCTCGTGATCAACATGCTTGGGTAGCTTTAGATGGAACAAGATATAATGCAGTCGGGACTGATCGTAAACTTTATGTTATTGAAGAGGGGTTAGCGTTTGATATTACACCACTTCGAAAAACAACAAGCTCTCTAGCTAATCCTTTTACAACAAATGCCACCACTTCAGTTGTAGTTTCTGATTCAGGACATGGTTGTGTCGAAGGTAGTTTTGTTACCTTTGACTCTTTTAGTGCTATTGATGGTTTAGATATGAATAAAGAGTTTGAAGTTACCACTGTTGTAAACTCTGCGGCTTATGTGGTAACGCACACTAGCACAGCATCAGGATCTACATCAGGTGGTGGTGGAACTGGTAATGCTAAGTATCAAATTAATCCTGGACCAGAGTTTTCGGTACCAGCATTTGGTTGGGGAACAGGTAAATGGAATGTATCTACATGGGGCACTCCGAGATCAACATCTAATGTGACACTAGAAGCGAGACAATGGTCATTAGATAACTTTGGTGAAGATTTAATTGCTACTGCACTTAATGGTGGCACATTTCAATGGGATACTTCAGCAGGTGTAACAACAAGATGTACAGCTATTTCTGGTGCACCAACAGCATCAAGATTAAGCTTGGTTTCAACACCTGATAGACACTTAATTATATTAGGAACAGAAAATACAATTGGAACAACTAACTCGCAGGATGATTTATTAATTAGATTTTCTGATCAAGAAGATATTACAACGTATCAGCCAACAGCTGAGAATACAGCAGGTTCATTAAGAATCGCTGATGGATCACGTATTGTGGCAGCAGAGAGATCAAGAGGTCAAATTCTTATTTGGACAGATACATCTCTACACTCAATGCAATTTATTGGCCCACCTTTTACCTTTGGTTTAAGACAACTTGGTCAAAACTGCGGTATCATAGGTCAACACGCAGGAATAGATATCAATGGTGTATCTTATTGGATGTCTCAAGACTCTTTTTTCTTATTTGACGGTACAGTTAAAAAATTACCCTGCACTGTAGAACAATTTGTATTTAATAATATTAATCAAACTGGATCTGAAAATGCATTTGCTTCACATAACGGTGAGTTTAATGAAATACTTTGGTTTTATAATAGAACAGGATCAGATCAAATAAACGCTGTTGTTGCTTATAATTACTTAGAGCAAACATGGTGGATAGGAACTCTAGATAGAACTACATGGATTGACAGAGAAGTATACGATAATCCTGTTGCTTCAGACTACTTACCAACAACCACGGCCAATAATGAAGTCATTCTTGGTTTAACAAATGGCGCTACACAAATGTTTTTACATGAACAAGGAAATGATGCTGATGGTGAAGCCATTACTGCTTTTGTTAAATCAGGATCAGTAGAAATAGGCGAAGGTAATGACATGTTGTTTGTGCAAAAACTTATACCTGACGTGCAGAATCAAGAAGGAACTTTAAATGCAAAGCTTGAATTTAAAAATTATCCAAATACTAGCACAAGCACTATTAAAACAGCAACCTTCACCGATGCTACAGAGTTTGTAAGTTTGCGTGGAAGGGGTAGAGAGTTTACAGTTAATGTTGTTTCTAACACGACCGGCACTGCATGGAGATTAGGCACACAAAGATTCGACATACAACCAGATGGTAGAAGATAATGGCAAAATTAACATTACAAAGATTTCCTGATCCTAGACCTGAGTACGATGCCCAACAATCTGCCGAACTAATAAGACAACTAGAAGAAATGATTCAACAACTTAATACTCAATACACACAAGACACTCAAGAGGAGTCCACAAGAAGATCGTGGTTTTTAGGGTAAATGGCAGACGTATTTAGAAGATTCATAGCAAACTTAACTACCACTGATTTAACTACTGTATTTACAGTTCCAGAAGCTAATGTTGCAGCGACTCCGCCTACACCTGTTTCTACTTTTATTGTAAAAAATATTAATACACATAATTATGATGGCTCTAGTGCGGTGACAGTAAATTTTGACCATCACGATAATTCTTCTGATTTTCAAATATTTCAAGTTGATGTATCAGCATCAGATACAAACACAATCACATCATCAATGGTTTATCAAGCAGGTGACAAACTTAAAGTACAAGCAAATGCTGCATCAAGAGCGATGATAGAAGTATCAGTATTGGAGATTAAAGCACAACAATAAATGACTTCTTTAGAAATTAAAAGACACGTCATTGAACAAATTGTATACGAAATACAAACGGATTTTGATAATTCTTCTACACTAAACTTTCTTAGTTCTTTTAAGTTAGAAGAAACTTCAATGCTTACTACTTATTATACAAATACAAATATTTTAACTGATGAAAAATTAATAGATTTAAAAAATCACATTAGTAATTATATTGAGATTTTTGTTAAAAATATAATTAAAAAAGAAAAATATGAGGTAGAAAACTCATGGCTTCAAGCTTATAGAAGTGGTGACGCACATGGCCTTCACGTACATGATGGATTAGGAGCACATTCCTATTCTTTAATTTTTTATGTTCAATGTACGGAGCAATCAGCTGATACACTTTTTTATTCTCCAGGTTACCCATATATTCACTCTCCAACAATGAGAGTAACACCAAACAAATCAAAACTTTTAATTTTTCATGGAAGTATGCCTCACGAAGTTGAAGAAAATAAAGATAATCAAAGAATAATTTTTTCTTGTAACTTTAAAGCTTCTTAATTAATGATTGAAAACAAAATAACTTTTTCTTCACCTTTAAAAGGTTTTATACCAGAGCCTAAACCTTCACTTAAGTATATACCGGAGGGTTACAAAAAACTAAAAAGTTTCATTAATGACTCTCTTATTGATACGACTGTAAAAAAATGTATTCCTTTTTTAGATGCTCTTACAACTGGTTATATCATTCCTTTTGCTACCGACTTTCAAGTTTATTATAATAAAGAAAAAGAACAAATGGACTTTTCTATACCTGGACTTGTGCCAGAAAAATTTTATGGTCTATTAGGATTGGAGTATCACGCAAATAATCAGATTACAGAAGACTTAATGAATCCTAGAAGAACATTAAATACTGTTTGTAAATTTATGAATCCTTGGAAGATACACACTCCTCCAGGATATAGTTGTTTATTTGTAACACCGTTTAATCACCCCTTACCATTTGAGTTAATTACAGGTGTTGTTGATACAGATACTTTTGATTATCACATTAATTTTCCTTTTTATTGGACTACTGATTTAGAAAAAAGAGTGGTATTAAAGGCAGAAACTCCTATGGTTATGGTGTTTCCTTTTAAAAGAGAAGCATGGAAAATGAACACAAAAATCTGTAAATTATCTGAAGAACAAAATAACTTGAGGTTTTTAAAAGTATTTAATAATTTGATTGATAATTATAAAAGAAAATTTTGGCAAAAGAAATCTTATAAATAATGTATTTAGTAACAACAGTCCCTGAGGAAATTACAAAAAAACTTGACGAGGTAATAAATAAAAAACATACCGATAGAGCAAATAAAGATTTAGCAGGAAACATACAAAAAGAATTCTTAATACCTGAGGGTAAACCGATTGTGTGGCCTTTAATTGACATGTGCATACAAGCACATTTTGAAAAATATCCTAATTATTACGCAAGAATTAGTAGTATGCATAAAAGTCCTAAATTTAATTTAGAGCTACATAATCTTTGGGTTAATTATCAAAGTAAACATGAGTTTAATCCTGTTCATGTGCATGATGGTTTGTTTAGTTTTGTCATTTGGCACAAAATTCCTTTTACTATGTCTGATGAAAAAGCTAGATTTCCACACATGAAAGAGGATGAAATAAGGGCAGGTCATTTTGTTTTCATAATGAATAATGATATGGGTCAAATAGTGTCTCACGCAGTTCCCGCTGATAAAGAATGGGAGGGAAAAATGGCATTGTTCCCTGCTTCTTTGAATCATCAAGTGTACCCTTTTTATACGTCTGATGAATATCGCATATCTATTTCAGGTAATGTAGGCTTTCAATAAGCTGTTGATTTATTAGGTTTTCGCCTATAAAACTATAGTATGGCGAAAATTGTAGATGAACCAAAGATCTTACGATATGACGATATCGAAGGTAAAAAAGTCCCTGTTTATAGTGCAAAAGTAGAAACCACAATAACTAACACTAAAACAGGTCAAGAGTATAATTCACATGAGGAGTGTCAGGCTGACATTGACAATCCTGAAACAGAAACAACAGAGGCACATATAAGAAGAGATGTTCACGTAACAGCTCCTAATGTATTTGCTGGAGCACACACACTACCGGAGTAAGAATGTTAAAGAACCTTTTTAAAGCAGCAAAGAAAGCACTTAAAAATCCAATAGTGCAAATAGGTATCGGAGCCTTACTTCCACAAACTGCTATGTTTCAATCATTAGCAAAAGCTGCACCCATATTAGCAAATCCAGCAGTTTTACAAGGTGGCATAGGTTTACTTGCTGGAGACAAACCAGAAAACGTTGCACGTAACATAGGTATACAAGCTTTACTAGGTGGCTTTAGAGGAATGGGTGAAGGTGGCCCAGGATTTACAGAGGGTGTAAAATCAACTTTTAAAACTCCTGGAATGACAACAGCAAATAGAAACATACCTCAGTCAGGTGGATCCGTAAGTGTGACTGGTGGTGGAAACATTCCTACAATAGGCAGTGCTGAAACATATGCAAAAGCTGCACCTGAAACATTTTTAAGTAGACTTGGCACTGCGGTAACTACTCCTGAATTTTTAATTAATGCAGCACAGTTAGGTGTGCCTTTTCTTGCAGCGGCAGCAGCAGAAGATGATCAGCAACAAATTAATCCACGTAATTTAGGTGTCAACTTAGATGAGTATAGAGCAGCTTTGGCAGATAGTCCTTTTCAATCATCGGCAGCGACTGGTGGTATTCAAGGTTTTAAAAGAGGTGGGGCTGACCCTACTAATGGAATGAATAAAGTATCTTATGGTTCAACAATGGGTGAACCTAATGGTTTATTTACAGGACCAGGTGGTCCAAAAGAAGATAAGATTGATGTTATGCTAAGTCCTGGTGAATTTGTTGTGACTGCGGAAGCAACAAAAAAAATAGGCGTTGATAATTTATATGATATGATGAACAAAGTAGATCCAGATTCAGAAAGACCTGAAGA